CGGCACAGCCGGAGCGGCCGGTGGAGACGCCGACCCTCCGCGTGGGCGCGCAGGTGATTGTAAATGGAAAATACTGGTACACTTCTTACGGCGATAAACCGTTTGGCACGGCAAACAACTTGAAAACGACGATTTTCCGCATCGTGGAAAGCAATCCCTATCCGATCAGTGTGGGCTACTACGGCTGGGTGAAGCGTGACCAAATCCAGATTGTGGGGTGAGAAAGTGGAGACTTTTTCCCTGCAAATCCAGAGGAAGGGAACCGGAACCGGAGGCACGCCGCAGATCGAGATTCTGGATTACTCAAACACGGTAACAGAGGCAAAGATTACTACAAACAGAATGGATTCCCCGTCAAAGCTCACTTTCACGGTGCTTGAAAAGGATGGAATTTCTATCCCGGAAGGAAGCAGCGTAGAGGTGAGCGTGGACGGCACAAAGATGTTCAAGGGCTACGTTTTTACCGCAAAGCAGGGCCGCGATGAAGATGTGGAGTATACCGCTTACGATCAGTTGAGATATTTGAAAGCGAACGCCAGCTACACGTTTGTGGCTATGACGCTCGGCCAGATCATCCAGCAAATCGCGGCGGATTTTGGGCTTACCTGCGGCACGCTTGCCGATACCGGCTATGCGTTCCCGTGCCTTATCAAAGAAAATGAGAGCTGCCTCGATATTATTTTCGATGCGCTCAATGAAACGATTCTCAACACTGGAAAGATCTGGATTTTCTACGATAACGCCGGGGCGCTCACGCTCACGGAGGCAAGGAATCTCTTGACGACTTCCCTTGTGGGAGACGAGAGCCTCGCAACAGATTTCACTTATGAGCGGGACATTGACAGCGATACCTATAACCGGATCAAGTTGGTAAGGCCAAACGAAGAAAAAGGCGTAACGGAAGTGTATCTCTACGAGGACACGGACACCATCGGACAGTGGGGGTTGCTGCAGTACTACGACGAAGTGGACGAGAATATGAACTCCGCGCAGATCGAGCAGATGGCGCAGGCGTATCTTGAGTACTACAATCGCGTGAAGCAGACGATCAAGATCGAAGCAATCGGAATCCCTGCTTTGCGGGCCGGGATGATCGTCCCCGTTCGCCTGGGAAAAGTGGAATCTCTGTCTGTTTCCCGCTTGCTTTTGGCGGAAAAGGTGGATCACTCCATCGAGGACGGGCAGCACACGATGACAATCGAAGTGGAAGATTTTCAGCAGCTGGGAGGTGTAAGCATTGGCGGAACTTCTTGATGTACTGCATCAGATGGTGCAGGAAACAGTGGCTGCGCAAAAGCCCGCAGATGTGGCTTTTGGCACCGTCACAAGCGCCTCCCCTTTGTCTATCCGGGTGGAGGGCACGATGCAGGACATTCCTGCCGTTGCGTTGATCCTTACGTGGCCGGTAACGGAAATCACGGTGGGCAGCACCACAATCAATCAGGCTCTTCAGTCGGGCGACCGCGTGGTGATGCTGCGCGTATCGAAAGGGCAACGCTTCATCGTGCTTTCCCGCGTGCAAGGAGGTGGGTAAATGGCTACGCTTCCCGCAGGCGTGGGAATTTCTACGGATCTCGAATACGTTTCCCTGCCCACAAACACGTGGATCATCGATTGGACTTCAAAGCAAGTTCTCAGCATGGATGCCGGGCTTGATGCCATGCGGCAGGCGGTAGAAATCACGCTTGCAAACGAGCGGTTCCGCTGGCAAATCTACAACTCGAATTTTGGCACGGAGCTGAACGATCTGCCGGGGCAGGAAGAGGCGTATATCGAGAGCGAGCTTCCCCGCCGCATACAGGATGCTTTTTCGGTAGACGATCGGATTCTTTCCGTGGAAGATTTCCGGTTTGTGCGAGACGGGGACACACTTAATGTTTCTTTCATCGTGCAAACGGTTTACGGAGCGATACAGGAGGCGGTGACAGTTTGATCGATCTCAGCCAGTACACAAAGCAAGCCATCGAGCAGGAGATGCTGCAGCAGGTAGATCCGGGCATCGACACAAGGCAGGGGAGCCTGATCCAAACGGCCGCCGGTCTGGCTGCCTGGTTTTTGGAGGGCGTGTATTACTCCGATCTGGCGCACCTGCAGCAAAACACGACGGCAGAAACGGCGGTTGGCGACGCGCTGGATCTTCTCGCTGCACAGAGAGGGCTTACCCGCAGGCAGGCCACGCCGGCGGTGCGGCAAGGCACTTTCAACGTCCAGATCCCCACAGGCAGCCAGTTCAAAACGATCAACGGCGCGGCAAGCTTGATCTTTACTTCCGGCGCGCAGATTTCCGGCAGCGGCAGCACGTGGGTCTATCAGATGACGTGCACCACGCCGGGAGAGGCGGGCAACACATACACGGGCGCGCTGCTTCCAATTACGGCCATCGCGGGGCTTACAAGCGCCACCATCGGCGAAATCATCACGCCCGGCAGCGACGAAGAAACAGACGATTCCCTACGGCAGCGGTATTTTCTCACCTTTGACACTGCATCGTTCGGCGGAAATATCGCGGCGTACCGAAACACGATTCTTGCGATCGACGGCGTGGGAGCCGTGCAGGTGTACCCGGCCTACAACGGAGGCGGCACAGTGCTGTGCTCTATACTCGATGCGCAGCTTACCCCGGCGGAATCGGGGCTTGTGGAGCAGGTGCAAAACACCATTTGCCCCTCAGAGGATGGCGGAAGCTCTCCCAGCCCGAACGGCTACGGGTACGCCCCCATCGGCGCGGCTGTGACGATTACCACCGGCTCAGAGCTTACGCTTGACATTACCTGCAACATCGAGTTTGCGGCGTCCGTGCCGAACGGCGTGGAGGTGTATCAGTCGCAGATCGAGCAGGCGATCCAAACGTACATCGACAGCGTAAACGCCTCTTGGGGCGCGGCGCTCGCGTCGCAGACGGTGAGCTATCCCGTTGTTGTTTATGCCTCTCGGATTATCGCTGCCATCCTCACGGTGGAGAACGTAATCAATGTAACAAACCTGCTGATCAACGGCTCCGCATCGGATGTGCATTGCACAGAAACGGCACAGCTGCAGCAGGTGCCGACGCTTGGGACGGTGACGATCAATGGCGACTAAAGAATCCACGCCCGCAGAAATCTTGTGGGAACAGCTGCCGGATTACTTCAAGCCGATTCTCGATTATCAGGAAATTGTAAAAATGTACGGCGAGGCTTTTGCAACGGCTTTGAGCAACGCTATGCAGATCAGCGCGAACATTTACCCGCAGACAGCAGATGAAGAAACAATCGCATGGTGGGAAAGCGTGCTCGGCTTGCAAACGCAGTTTGGAGACACGCTGGACTTCCGCCGGGCGCGTGTGATGCAGAAGATCAACACAAATGTTCCGTTCTCGATCGGCTTTTTAAACGCGCAGCTTACCGCACTGTTTGGCAGCGACTATTCGCTTTCCGTGGATCCGGTTGCCTGCGAAATTGACGTATCTGTCACTTCTCCACGCTATGGGGCCGTAAATTTACTATACGATCTTTTGTGGGACGTTGTTCCTGCGCATCTCAAAATAAATGCAAATCAGCAGATCACTAACATCATCGGAGGGCAGCGCTTATACGCCGCAACGTGCATCTCAAATGCGTTTGCCCAAACCCTGGAGGGGTGATACATGGGACAGTATAATAGCGGAGTTATAACGAGCGCAGGGCAGCAGCTCATCACGCAAGCGATTGCGGGGGATAAAGTGCTTTCCTTCCCTTACGTGAAAACATCGAGCTGGGCAATTCCTGCGGGGACAAATATTCCCGCGCTTACCGACCTGCAGAACATCGAGCAAACGGTGACGCCCGGAGACGCGCAGATCTTTAACGGAACGATGATTCAGGTTTCCGCACTTTTTTCAAACGCCAACGAAGGTGCGGAAATCACAGAAGCTTATCTTGTGCAAACGGTGGGCCTTTGGGCGCAGGCCACCGGAGGTCAACCGGTGCTTTTCGCCGTGTATCAGGCCACCACGCCTGATCAGATGCCCGCCTATAATAACGTCGCGCCCAGCTCCTTGATCTACACGCTGCAGGCTACCGTGCAGCAGGCAAGCCAGATCACAGTGCAGGTAAACCCCGCCGGAGCCGCCACAGCGCAAGATATTGCAAATCTGAGAACCGAGATACAGCAGACATACATCCCTGTTTCTCTGCTTGGGCAGCCGAACGGAGTTGCTTCTCTTGATAGCACGGGGAAAATGCCAGCGCTACAGCTTCCCGCCGTGATAGACTGCGGGGTTTGGAACGGATCCACCGCCAACTCGGTTTCTGTGCACAACGCCACCGCTATGGCGCATCAAAATCTCATGGTGGATGGGAATACAATTTCTGGCTCCGATGATTCACAGTCTTTAGAGGAGCACATGACGAATCCTTACGCACATCAGAATTTGGTTCTTGATGGGAACAACATTTAAGGAGGGGGCAGTTTAGTGGCGATTATTCAGATTAAAAGAGGCCTGCAAGAGGCCGTTTCGAGACTTTCTCTTGCTCAAGGCGAACTTGCAGTGGCGCTTGACACCGGCAATGTTTATGTGGGCACCAGCAGCGGAAACGTTCTGGTTAATCCGGTCGGAGGCACGGCCGAATCCGCGCAAAAGCTGCAGACGCCGCGTGACTTTTCTATAGCAGGGGATGCTACTGCACCTTCCGTTCAGTTTGACGGCACACAAAACGTTCAGCTGCAGCTTACGCTGGCCAGCATTGCAAGTCTTACGGCGGGCACCTACTGTAAAGTCACTGTGGATAGCAAAGGCCGCGTAACGGCGGGCACAACTCTGGATGTTTCGGATATACCCAGCTTGCCGTCCTCAAAAATCACTGGGCTGGGGACGGCCGCTGCGGCAGACACCGGCACCACGCAAGGCACTGTTCCGGTGATCCAGGCAGACGGGGCCCTTCTTGCTTCGATTCTGCCTAATCTTTCCGGTACCTACGTACCTGTTGGGACTACCATAAACGGAAAGCCGCTGTCCGCCTCCGTGCAACTGACGGCCGAAGACGTCGGCGCGATTCCTGCCGGCCAGAAGGGTGCGGCGTCCGGCGTAGCGTCGCTGGACGAAAGCGGGAAGGTGCCGTCCGCTCAGCTGCCCAGCTATGTAGACGATGTAGTTGAGTGCTATGTGGTAGGTTCTACACCTTATGCGCAAGATTGGCTTTCCACTACGTCCGGGGGACAGGCACTGACCCCGGAAGACGGCAAAATTTATATCATTTTGTCGGAAGGCCCATACCAAAATAAGGAATACCGCTGGAGCGGCAGCCAGTATGCGGAGATATCTCCGAGCTTGGCTCTTGGGGAAACGTCCAGCACTGCTTTTCCCGGAGACAAAGGCTTGATTGCTTACAATCATAGCCAGATCACATCCGGTAACCCTCACGGCACAACGGCAGCGGAAGTTTCGGCTGCTCCTGCATCGCATGTAAATGTGGTTGCAAGCGCATCTGTGCTTGGCCATGTAAAACCCGCATCAGAGTTCACCGTTGCACCAGATGGCACAATGCAGCTCACGCTGGTGGATGGCGGTACGTTTGACTGAGAAAGGAGGAAAAAATGGTAACACTGCAGTTTAAGCGAGGCCCTGAGGCATCCATTCCTAGCCTTTCCTCTGGCGAGCCTGGCGTAACCACAGACACAGAAAAGCTTTTTGTGGGCATGCCGTCCGGTAACGTTGAGATGGCAAAGCAAAGCGATCTCTCTGCGCTCAGTACCACTGTAACGGAAATCAACGGAAGCTACATCCCGAATTCTCAGATCAACGTCCCCGGCGGCGTCGCAGGGCTTGGGGAAAACGGCGCGCTTGCAATCGCGCAGGGCGGCACCGGCGGCACCACCGTAACGCAAGCACTTGCCAACCTTGGCGCGCAGGCAAGCAACAACCTTTTGGTGAATCCCCGCTTTAAGTACAACAGCCGGGATCAGCAGAGCTATTCTTCTTCGGGGAGTGATGTCTTTACTGTTGATGGGTGGAAAGTGCAAATTCCTGCTGCTACTTCTGCTTCTCTTTCTTTATCCCCTCAAGGAGGAGTGGTGCTAACCACAAATGGGAGCAATCAAGGAATTAAGCAGGATGTTTACAAAGAAAATCTTCCAAACGGAATATACACCATTTCAATTTTGGTGAACGGATCGATTTTTTCTGAAACTTTTAATTTTTCTGGAAGTAGTGTAAACGAGTATGCCGGGCAGAACTTTTCTTACGCGATTATTTCTGCCAGTAATGATTCTTACGCCGTTTTCCCTTTGATACAGTACAACACCACCCAGCAAAGCTATACCATCACAGCCGCAAAGCTTGAACTCGGCTCCGTGTCAACCTTACAGGCAGAGCTTGACAATCCTCCCCCGGAAGATGTGGAAAAGCTCAAGCTCGATATGTATGATCTTGACCCGGGCCGCTGCGCTTATCTCCCGTGGCATAATGAGAATCTGCTCGATAACTGGTACTTTGTCGGCGGAGGCTCTCAGCAGGGCGGAGGCCAGTTCCCGATCAATCAGAGAGGACAGACGGAGTATACAGGAATGGGAGGTACAGTGGATCAATGGAAATCAAACTCCAGTTCTACATTGGTTTCTGTTGTGCCTGACGGAATATCAATTTCTGTAAACAATCTACCCATAACCACTCAATGGATATTAAATCAATTATTAGAAAATTATTCTTCTTTGGCAGGAAAAACAGTTACTGTGTCACTTGCTTTGCGTGTTACAAGTGGATCTGTAAACGTTAGATTTTACGATGGAACAAAAGCATATGTATCTCAAAACGCCACATCAAGTGATCTTTCAGTTATTTCGGCGTCCGGAACCGTGTCCGATTCCCCCACACAAATGGCGATTATTGTTCTTAACCAAACAGAAAATGCAGATTTTACATTGATTGCCGCCAAACTCGAACTCGGCCCCCGTTCCACCCTTGCCCGCCTTGTTGATGGGGAATGGGTACTCAACGACCCGCCGCCGAATTTCCAGCAGGAGCTTGCAAAGTGTCAGCGCGTGTACCAGCTTTACAGCGCGGCATCTTTAAGGCCATCTAATGGAAACGATTGCCGCCCTGTCATGAGGCTTGCTTCTCCGTCTCAGGGAACTATTCAGATCAACGGGCAAACATGGTACTACAATGACGCCAACTTGTAAAGGAGGCCCGCATGGAAAATCTTTATGAAATCACACAGGAGCCGGAGATCGAAGTGCCGGAGCCGTATCACGTTTATGTGCAAACGGACGAGCAGGGGCGGATCATCGCCGTCAACAGCTCCGCGTTTGTTCCCGCTGAATGGGGCACGGAAATTGATTCTGGGTTTGGGGACAAGCACCATCACGCGCAGGGAAACTATTTCCCGCAGCCTATCTATACCCGCGACGGAATCCCGCGCTATAAGCTCGTGGACGGAGCAGCGCAGGAGCGCACAGAGGAAGAGATCGAAGCGGACAGAGCAGCAATTCCCGCGCCCGTCGTTCCTCCCACCAACGAGGAACTCGAGCAGGAAAACAAACTGCTCCGCGCACAGATTCAGGCGGCCGTAGACCGGCAAGACTTTATTGAGGACTGCATTGCCGAAATGGCCATGCAGGTATACGCAGAATGATTTCCGCCATTGTGCGGTTTATCAGAAAAATAATTTTTTATTTTGAAAGGATGTTTGTGATGATGGCTATGTTTTTTGCACAGAGAGTGATTCTCGGGAAAAACACCTTTGCGGAAGTGCCGAAGGCTTTGAAAGCGGGCTGTGCGGAAGTGCTGCTCGAAAGTGGCCTGTCGGAGCTTGTCCCCACAGAGTACGGCGGAACCGCCGCGGAGTAAGGGGGGGGGAACGCGCGGATGACTGATCAGCGGTACATGGAGATCATCAAGGCGCTAGCTTACGGGGAATCCCCGTCCCTCATCGCGGAATGCGAGGGCGTGGCGGTGGCGGAGGTGGAGGCCATTGCCACGCAGGACGCGGACAAGGTGGCGCAGAGAAAAGCGCAGCTCAAGGAGGCGGGGTATCTGTGAAGGGCATTGACGTATCCAGCCATCAAGGCCTGATCGATTGGGCAAAGGTGAAAGCGTCCGGCATTGAGTTTGCCATCGTGCGGGCAGGCTACGGCCAGTATTCCACGCAGGTGGATTCCAAAGCGCACCAGAATTTTTTTGGCGCGCTCGGCGCTGGCCTTCACGTGGGCGCGTACTGGTTTAGCTATGCCACCACGCCGGAAGAGGCAAAAGCAGAGGCCGATCTTTGCGCAGACACAATCGAAAAATACAAAGGGCAGCTTGATTTCCCCATCTACTTCGATTACGAGTACGACAGCGAGATCTACAGCAAGCAGAAAGGCGTCATCCCCACGCAATCCCTGCGGGAATCCCTTGCAAAGGCTTTTTGCGAAGAGATCGAGGCAAGAGGCTGGCGCGCAGGCGTGTACACGAATCTTGATTACCTGCGCACCCGCTGGCGCATGAATGCGCTGAAATCGTGGGAAATCTGGCTTGCGGATTACACTGGCAGCCCGGACGTTTCCTGCGGCATGCAGCAGACGGGCTCCACGGGCCGCGTGGACGGCGTTTTCAGCAAGGTAGACACCGACACCGCTTTCACAGACTATCCCGCGCTCGTGCGTGAAAAGGGATGGAACGGCTTCACGGCACAGCCTGCGGACTGGACAAGCGACACGACGAACAGCACGGAAAATCCCGTTATCATCGCATCCGATGCCCATTACACGGTGAAGATCACCGGCGAAGATATTGGCCTTGTATGCGGTGAGAGTGGAGGAAAGCCCGCAGCCTTCCGTCTTGTGCGCTGCCGCAGGGAGAACAATGCCACGCTTTGGCACGTTATCCCCTTCGGAGAGCCGGGGCAGGAGGCCGGGATTTATCCGGCGAAGGGCGGCGCACGCATTTTCGTGGCGCGCATCGAGAAGGCGGTGTAAGGATGGTCGACGCGATTACATGGCAGCAGCTCGCCGCCATTCTCGGCGGCTTTATTGCGGCGATGGGCATCCCTTCCGCCATAACCGGCCTGCTGTCCTACCGGGCGAAAAAGCGCATGGAAAAGCACGAAGCAGAGCAGGCTGAAAAGCAGGAGGCTCAGGAGCAGCTCCTGCTCCTGCTTGTGCAGATGTCGCGCAGCAGCATCGCCCTCAACGAAGCGACGGCCCACGCCATCCAGCGCGGCCACGCCAACGGCGATATGGAAGCGGCGCTCAAATACGCCTCCGATACAAAACACAAGCTCAAGGATTTTCTGGCAAAGCAGGGCATCCACGCTTTGCTGGATGAGTGAAAAGGAGGAACGCATAATGAAAATCAATTGGAAAGTACGGGCAAAGAATCCGGTGTTCTGGGCGAATCTCGCAGCGGCCATTGTTCTTCCCATTCTGGCCTATATGGGCCTTTCGTGGGAAGACATGACATCTTGGCAGGCGTTCGGGAATCTGTTCGCTCAGGCTGTTCAGAATCCTGTCATCGTTGTATCTGTTGTGGTTTCCATCTGGAATCTGATTAACGACCCCACAACGAAGGGGCTTTCTGATAGTGAAAAGGCGCTTGATTACGATAAGCCCGCAGAATGAAAAATTATGAAGCAAGCCCCGGAAACGCTCCGGGGCTTGCTTTTATTTCACCAATTTCCGATACTTTCCAGAGGTCACGCGGCGATCCGGCCATTCCTCGCTTGAATCGATCAGCCAATCGCGGCCGATTTTTTGCACCGTTTGGAAAGCTCCTCTTTTTACCAGCTGCCGGGCATTCGCAGGATCTTTCCCGTGCTGTCTGGCATAATCCGCAAGTGAAATCAGCATTCGCGCATCTCCTTTTCAGATGATTTCCACGTCCAGCTTTTCGGCGGCAGAATAAAGAACCTGCTCGAAAGTATCGCCGTCGGCGCTGTCCCATTCCTCAGACATACCGGCCAGTTCGCACAGCTCTGCGCAAAGCTCCTCGTCCCACGTGTCCATGCTTCTGATCTTCTCCGCAATCTCAACCGCTTTTGTCATTTCAATCTCTCCTTTTCTTATCTCCTTGACTGTATCTATATAATAATACTTTTAAGTATTATTGTCAAGGGGTTTTGCAAAACTTTTTCAAGATTTTTTGACTACTTTTTGACTACTACGCATCGTAACAACTAGGATAAAACAGGCGACAAAGAGGCGCAAAAATGCTTGTTTTTTCTCGTTTTTATTATATAATTGGAAGCGGTACGCGACTGTTAATCGCAGGGTCGTTGGTTCGAGTCCAACTTGGGGAGCCAGGAAAACCGCATAGCACCGCCATTTTTCGGGTGTGTGCTGTGCGGTATTTTTTTTGCAAAAATCGTTCTGACTACTTTTTGACTACTTTTTTCAAATCTGCGTCTGAGAAAATGAGATCGATCTTTTCTCCCACGTCGGCCACGTCTCTGGCCTCTATGTGGCTGTAAATCCCAGCCGTGACTTGAATCGAGCTGTGCCCCATCAGGTACTGCGCACGCTTGAGATGCACGCCGGCAAGCGCCAGCATGGTGCAGTAGGTGTGCCGCAGCATGTGCGGCGTTACGTGCTCCGGGTATGCCTTTTGTATCTTGCCCCATAGCCTCCGGAAGGCAATCAGCGTCATGGGTCTGCCGTCTGCCGTCGTGATGATGTAAAGCCCGGTTCGGGGAGCGGTTGCCAAAATCTTTTGCAGCTGCAGCGGAATGGGGACCGTCCGCCGGGCCGCTTTGCTTTTCAGCTCCTGATTATCGTCCGGCCGGTTCCCGATGAAGGTGATCGCCCGCGCCACGGTGAGAGAACCTCCTTTTATATCGCCCCATTGCAGCCCCAGGGCTTCCTCACGGCGCAGTCCGCACAAAAGCATAAAAGAGCACAGGAGCAGCGCTCGCGTGTCTCCCAGCGCCTCCACGGCCTCAAGAAAGGCCTTTGCCTCTTCCCTTGAAAGATGCTTTTTCTTTTCCGGCGCGTTGTGCGGCGTGATGCCTGCGCCTATCGTGGGGTCGTAGGCCATCAGATGATTTTCCATCGCCGTGCGGAAAATCTGCCGGGCAGTGATCAGGATCTTTTTCTGCTCGCTCTCTGAAAGCTCAGATGCGGCGCTCATGATCTCCTGAATGTGCACCGGGCGAACATCCCGCAGTGCCATCCCGCCGATGTGCTCCATAATGTGCAAATTGTAGGCGTTCCGGTACATGCGCACCGTGGATGCACGCTTTTTGCTCTTATATATTTCCAGCCATTTCTTTGCCCACTCTCCCACGAACGTGCGGTCATCGAGCACAAGGCCGGTTCGCTCCTGCGCACGGATTTCATCCACCTGCCGGTTGATCTCCGCAAGCGTTCTCCCGTACACAAGTTTGGATTTCCCGCTTGCTAGCGTGATTCTTTTCTGGTATCTTCCGTCTTTCCTTTTCTTCATAAAAAGCACCTCCGGGAATGACTTGAAACACATACCCAAAAGGTGCTATAATATGGTTGCGGCTTGCTTCACACCCTGGGCACGCGTTTCCTTTCTCACCTCCCCCGCTGTTCCAGCAGCGGGGGAGGTTTTTTTATTTATTTCGTTTCCTCATGTGAAAAATCCGAGAGAAACAACTCGCTGTGGCGAATAAAAATGTACACATAATAGGCGATAAAAACCAAGTATAAGAGAAACGCCATAGTGGCCGCCGTCATAACTATCCCGCTGCCTAAGTTGATTCCCGCGTTTATGGCGCCTGTAATCAGCCCGCCGACACTTCCGGTTCCTTCCCCTGCCTCGGAAACGGCTCCGGTTAACGCGGAGGTAAGGCCAGACATGGACGAGATTACAGAGACAAAATCCCACGTCCTGGACACAAAAAGCACCCCGAGGAAAACAAGCCCGCTAATCCATGCAGCTTTATCCCAAAAGCGCCCAAATGCCGCAGCTGAAAAAGCGGATACGGCCAGAGCCAGCGAAGAGATAAACCCTACTGCATCACCGTTCCAGCTTTGCACCGCGCCTATAACGCCCCACAAAGAAAACAAAAACACAAGAGGGGCCCAAAAGCTGAAAAATGCCCGAACCCCCGTTACTTTTTGACCGTATAATTCTGCGCGCCGCTCACGTCCCTCTTTCAATGACATAATGATGCCTCCTCTGTCCGATAGTCTGGACTTTGCTGCTTTGGTTGCGTAGAAAATTTCCCGTTAGATTTAGGCAAATAGGATATTGAAGGACTCGAACATGTGTTCTATAATAGATACATCGCTACCAAGGAAACGTGCGTGATTTTGGGAGGATTTATATGACACGAGAAGAGCTGATTGAAAGCATTACCCGCATGCTACACTTTGCCAGCGATAAAGCACTACTATGTATCTATCGTTTTGTTCTGCACATCATCAAAAAGGGAAGGCTCCGTCAGTCGGAGCCTTCTTTTTTTATACCTTCAACGGTTTCTTTTGCCAGTTTTTCAAGCACTTTCCACTCGTCCAGCGTCAGCCGGGAAAGCGCCGAAATCAGGCGGTGCCGGAAGTCCGGCTCATCTTTCAGGAGATCCCCGAAAAACTCGGAAAGCTCTTCGCTCTCCGTTTTTTGAATGAACATTTCTCCGCGGCCTGTGCGGAGCCATTCTTCCGAAACGCTGAATTCCCGGCATATTGCCAGCACAACCGCATCAGAAGGAGTTCGAGTGCCGTTTTCGTAAGTGGTTATCGTGTTCCCTTTTACACCTATTTTTTCCCCGAATTCTGTTTGTGTAAGCCCTAGTTCTTTTCGAAGCGTCTTGATTTCGTTTTGCACATCCTCACCTCCTCGCCTCCTTTGACAAGTTTAGTATACTTCACTTTGCTCACTCTGTCAATATTTTTTCAAAAAAATGTGGCAAACCTATTGACAGTTCTCACAGAGTGAGCTATAATATAGACGCAGTCAAGAAACAGAGCGAAAAGCACAGGAGGAAAAGGAAATATGGACATTAAATCGTTGACAGTTATCCGCACGGCTATCTGGAGCGCGAAAGACATTATAGAGGAGCTTGCGTGCGAAGATTATCCGCACACCCCATTTAAGGACGAGGATTTGAGCGACATATTTTACCAGCTGAACAGCATGGGAATGGCTCTTACCGAAAAGATAGAATCGATGGAATGCAGATAAGCCGAAACGCTCCGCTTGGAGCGTCCGCCGGGAATGGCCTTCCGGCGCTGATGATGGCAGGCCAAAAGGAGTGAATGAAATGACAAGAGAAGAAAGAGCAGAGAAGAAAAGAATCGTGCAGAGCTTGGGAGAGGCTTTTGTGGCCCTGCCGGAAGCAAAGCGTGAGTTCTTGATCGGCTATGCTGAGGGCGTTGCCGCGATGAAAGCAAAGCTCGAGCAGACCGAAGAGAAGAAAGCGGGGTGACCCTATGAAATTCACGCCTGAGGAACTCGCCGAGATGGCGGCGGCCGACGAAGAGATCGAGGCAAGCTTCACCATGACACAGAGCGAGATCGATTTTTCCAGACAAATAGATAAAGCGATTCGATTTGAAGGCCTTACAGGGGACAAGCAAAAACTTGCCGCCCAGCAAAAGGCGTACTACGAGGCCAACCGGGAGAAGGTTGCCGCCC